AAGTTTAAACGAGAAAATTGATAACGAAATTTCAAGACTACAACAAATGAAAAATCATAATATAACGCAACCTGCAATAAATCAAACATTTCAATTAGCTCCACAAAGTAATGGAATTAAATTTGTAAATAACATTGATGATGTAAAAAAAGAGTTTACTATTGCAGATACACCTTTTATTAATACCAATTATTCAACTTTATGGATTAAAAATGCAAAGGGGGAAATTAGGACATTTAATATTGAAGAAATTAAACCTAAAGATGAAAAAGATTTAATAATTGAAGATTTAAAGAAACAATTAGACGAAATGAAAGGAAAAATGAGAAATGAACAACAATATTATAAAACAAGCAATGAATATGAGAGTAAACAGTTTGATGAATCAATTGAGGACAAGACAACCTCAAATGTTCCAAATGTTAGAACAAGTAAACAAAAATCAAGGTAATATGATTGGTTTATTAAAACAAACAATAGGAAATTATACACCAGAACAAATGCAAAATTTTTATAAAACTGCACAACAAATGGGTTTTCCTAATGAAATATTAAGTCAAGTACAAAATGAACTTGGTATCAACTCTAAATAGAGTTTGATATATAAAATATTTAGAAAGGAGAAATAAAACTATGAATGGACAAACAACAGGTGTAATTCCAACTTTTGATATTTCTGGAAATAATGGAAATAACGGTTGGGGTGGTTCTATGGGTGAATGGATCATTGGTTTAGTTGCTCTTGGTATGCTTGGTAATGGTGGTTTATTTGGTGGTTTTGGTGGTGGCTATGGTGGAATGGCTTACGAGTTCCCTTGGCTATTAACAGGACAAAACGGAATTAATAATAATGTTAATGATGGTTTTGATAATCTTCACTTAAGCAACCAAATTGAAGGAACAAGAGATGCAGTAAATAATCTTACAAATTCATTATGTACTTCAACAGCAAGTATCAATAGCAATATAGCAAATGGTTTCTATAATAGTGAAATTAGTGCAAATAATAGAGCAATTAATCAAATGCAAGATACATTCGCTTTAAGCAGACAGTTTGCTGATTGTTGCTGTGAAAATCGTCTAGGTATTGCTAACTTAAATAGCACTATTTTAAGTGAAAACTGTGCTGATAGAGCAGCATTACAAGAAGGTGTAAGAGATATTATTGCCAATGATACAAATAATACAAGAGCAATTCTTGATAAATTGTGTCAATTAGAGTTAGATGGTGTTAAATCACAAGTAGAAGCAAAAAATGATCGCATAGCAGATTTACAAAGAGAATTAACAATGAAAGATCTACAAGCTTCACAAATAGCTCAAAACGCATTTATTTCACAAGGATTTGCTAACGAAGTAGATCAATTATATAACAGACTTTCAAACTGCCCTGTACCAAGTACACCAGTTTATGGAAGAACACCTATATTCACTTGCAACAACAATGGTTGTGGATGCAATGGATATAACAACTTAATTTAAGCATAAAGTAGATTACTACTAACTCGATTACGAGAACTTGCTAATTTTGAGATAGGCATAGTTCTATCTCTTTTTAATTAAAAATGCACAATAAATGGCAAAATATTGTAATAATTTGAATAAAAATGCACTATTTTTACAATATATTGTGCGAAAACAAAAAAATAAATCTAGTTTTTAGCGACAATTTTATTATATGAAAGGAGAGATAATATGATACAAAGCGTACAAGAAATACCTTTAACTTTAACAAATAATACAAGTGCTATAACTTTTACAAATGATACAATAAGAACTCGTAGTGCTTGTCAAAATAATTGCAATGGATGGTTATGTCACAATGAAGGAAACCCATTATATCAATTAGTACAAGGTGGTTATTATGAAGTAAACTTTAATGCAAATGTTTCAAGTGCAACCGCTGGAAGCGTTGCTTTTGGTCTTTATCAAAACGGAGTTTTAATTCCAGGAACAACTGTAACAACAGCAATAACAACTGTGGGAGTTCCTGAAAATGTTTCTTTTTCTAAAACTATACAAGTATGTTGCAGAGCTGATGCTAATATAACAGTAGCGTCAGTACCAAGTGTTCCAAATTTATCAACAAATGTAGCAATAGAAACAGAAACACCAATTGTTCAAAGTGCAAATCTTACAATTAAGAAATTATCATAATGAATAATAATTTAGATATAGCTTCTTTGTATTTGCAAATATATAATCTTATTTTATTACTTCAAGACTTTAACAATAAAGATTTAATGAAAGAATTGCAAAGGCAAGATAGTGAATATTTAGAAAAGATTATTACTCAAAACAAAGAAATATTAAACCTTTTAAGAAAGGAGGATAAAATAGTGGAAGAAAAAATAATAGAAAAAACTGATGAAAAAATAAAAGAGATATTAGATAGTGATATAACACCATCTAATTTAGATAACTTATATAAATTAGTTAAGACAAAACATATAGCAAAGGAGGATAAAGAAATGAATTACGGAAATTATGGCAATTATGGAAACTATGGTAGAGGAAGTTATGGAAGAAATAACTATGGAGAATATGGAAACTATGGTGAAAATTATGGTGAATACGGAAGAAATAGTTATGGCCGTAGAGGAAGAGATATGAAATATCGTGGTGATGAAGAAATAGATAGAATGGCAGGAGAATATGGTCGCTATCAAGAAAGTCGTAATAGATATGGTGCTGGTGAAGAAAGTGATAAGTCTTTTCATTATATGATTAAATCGCTTGAAGATTTTATTAAAGTATTATATGAAGAGGCTGAAACACCACAACATAAGCAAATGTTAAGTGAAACATTACAAAGAAGTATGATGTAATGTGTATAAATATTATAACAACAACCCACATAATAGAAATATAGATGACTGCACATTAAGAGCAATAAGTTTACTAACTAATAGGTCTTGGAATGATGTATATGAAGAATTAAGCACGTTAGCAAACAAGGATAGTTTAATGATGGATAGTGTTGTCTTTATAGAAGATTATTTAGATGATAGATACCCAAGAGAATGTCATTATTCAAAGACTATTGGTGAATTTGCAAATGAATATCCTTATGGTAAATATGCAGTAACAACCAACGGACATATAACTGCTATTGTTGATGGAATTATATACGATACATTTGATCCAAGCAACAGAATTATGAGATGTGCTTGGAAAGTTAAATAAAAAAGAACTATTTATTTAGTTCTTTTTGTTTGTCTAACCAAGTAGTTCCAACTGCATAGGCTGCCCAAATGTCTTTTTTAAATCCATAGAACCAACCGGGTGTTTTTTTAACACCAACTTCTCCAAATCTATCTATCAATGCTTGTCTTATATTGCTATCTTTTGCTTTCATACTTCCACAAAGATTTATTTTTTCTTCTTTTCGATATATATATTCAATAATACCAGTACAAGATATAAAACTTTCATAAAATCTACCAATCCATATACAAGTATCGAAAACTTCTCTACCAACAGGCATTCCATAAGATGCTATCATTTCAATTATAACTGCATTAATATAATATTCCTTTAGAATTGGTTTGAGTTTTATGATTAAATCATCATTATTTATCTTTTCAAATAAAACAGGTTTATAAGTATCTTCTTCCATTATACAATATGCAGATTCAACATTTCCAGGATCAATTGCCAAAATATATTGCTTATTTTTTTCCATTATTTAATCTCTCTTTCATTTTTATCTTAAACTTTATTTTTTCAATTTGTTCTTTAGTTTTTTGAATAGCATTAAAGTAATATGTTCTTCTTTCTTTATCAATATATTGTATATCAAGATTTCTTTTTAAATCATCTTCTCTTTTTTGTAAATCGTATAATTCTTCATATAAATTGTTCTTCATACCATCACCATATTTATAACTTAATTTTAGCATAAATTGACTAATAATGCAAATTATGATAATCTTTTTATAGTTTAGGAGTGATAAAATGAATAAAACTAAACAGAACAATTATGATATACAAAAGCAAAATCAAAATGATTTAAGAGAACTAGAACAATTTTATGTTGATGGCAAAGTAGAAAATATGCTAGAAAACATAAAACAACGAAAAGAAGAATTAATAAAAGATATGCTAAAATACAAAGAAAACCATGTAAAGCCTTGCAAATGGGATAAAGAAGGGAAAGAAATATCTTTTTACATAGATATAAACCCACTAATTATTTCTAATTATTTCTTTAAATCAATAGTTCCAATAGGTTGCCAAGAACCAATATATAATGCTGAAAAATTAAGTATGGTATATGATTATTATTGTGAATTACTTTATGAAGTAAATGATAGAATAGGTAATTTTCCTAGTTCATTAACATTATTTTGCAAATTTGCTGGTATAACTTTTAATACTTTAAGAAGTTATCGAAATAGTGATGATTATAATATGAGAGTAATTGCAGAAAAAATATACGATCAAATTGGTGATGAAAATATAACAATGTCACAAATGGGAATAGTAAGAGAAAAAACAACAATGTTTAAAATGAAAGCTCAAAATGAAATAACAGAGAAAGTCCAACCACAAGTAAAAGTGAATGTTGGTGTTGATATTGATTTAAACAGAATAAGTAAAAATCTAGAACAATATAAGCGTTTTGCAAGTAAAAAGGACAAATAATTATGAACAGTAAAGAAATACATAAATTAATAGTCGAAACATTAACAATATTAGAAAATAACTTTAAATATAATTTTGGTAAAAAAATCTCTTATGAT